ACGGCATTGATGTCGTTATTGTGAACCATCAGGTCTTTTTTGTCCATTGTCATAATGTCACCTTTGAATTGAATGAAGGGACCGGCAAGCGGTCCCTGTAGTGTGCGGTCTTAGCTTGCAGTGTCCACAATTTTTTTGCCGTCTTTTTTGGCGGTCTTAATTGCTTTGGTAATGTTAAGCCTTGCGTCCATAAGTCCCCGTCTTGCGACCATACAAAGCGGTGTGATTTCAGCGGTCAAATCATTGGTAAATGGTCCATTATAGCCTAAGACTTGGCACATATATTTGCCTTGATAGGTACCATGGGTACCTTTTATTATTTCACCTAAGCTGTTTATTGCCTGATTATAGGTTGCGACAATTTTACCAGACTTATCAAGTGCATGATACTTTTCATGTGTTGAATTATTAATGGCACCAAAAATGGACTTGACAAGTAATTCAATAGTTTCAATGTTATAAATGCCAGTCTTAGCGGTTGAATACAACCAACCGTCTACAATACCGCTGATTGGTGCATAAACAGTTAATTCAATGTCACCTACACGACCAAAGCAAGTGCGACCTGCTACCCGTTTATCAAGCTGAGACATTGCAACCTTAACTTGTTTACCGTCTACCCTGTTTAAACCGGCCTGCAAGGTCCCCTTAGACAAGTACTCATGCACGTCTTTTACCACATATTCAGCGGTTTTGTTATGCGTCCGCCGTGTCCCCTTTATGGTAGCCTTGCTTGTGTCAGTAGCCTTGCTTGTGTCAGTAGCCTTGCTTGTGTCCATTACCTTTGTCATACTGTCCTACCTTGCCAGTCTTAGACCGGCTTGAAAGTTGTCAGTCCCTTGTGGACTGTCTAAAATATATGGCCATTCACTTAATATTACAAGTATAAAAATAACTATTTTTTTATTCAATAAATTCATATACTTACAAGTGATTTGAGTTACAATATTGTAATTGATATATTGCAACTCGGGCAGGTATACCTTTTTGTCACACACGGGGGGTGCAGTTCTCACTCTACAGACTTTTATTCTGACCTGCGTGGTATTATAGTTATCTATCCCTTAATTACCCCTAGTTATACTTTTGTTCTGACCTGCGTGGTATTATAATCATCTCCTAACAATTAGATCCATTTATAGATCTATTATAGAGCCTTCGTAGTATTTTTGTCGTCTTTTAACCATATTTTTCTTGACAGAGTTTAAGCGAAGCTATATCATACCTCTATATAAGAAGGAAAGAGCACCAAAGGAATAGAATGAAAGTCTCAGAGAGTAAACGATGAAAATCTCAACAAGGATCAATGGTAGAGTTACTAGCGTAAAGCTCAAGAATAGTATCTGTGCCCTGCATTACCTTATACTAGGAAGTGATAACAGTATCTACGAACACTGTTTAGATACCTGTCATACCTTTATAGGGGATTGGAGAGGGGATACTGGTCGTGGGTTATCTGGTTATGTAGGTGACAGGATGATAAAAGAGATAGTGGATTCAAACGATTTAACCAATTCATACAAAGAGGCATTGGAATGTCTACAAGATCATTGAAAGTTAAAGCCCCCATATCAGATAAAAGAGAAGCTTTAAAAAGGAAGCCTAGAATTAAGCTTATCAAACAATACCCTAAAGAAGAGTGTGTTATAGAAGGGTGCACCAAGAATGCTGTAGGAAAAGGGGATATATGTAAAAAACACGGTGGGGATCCTGTTATCAAAGAGAACTTGTTACGGCATGATGAGATACCGGATAAAATCATGGCATGTACACGATACGATGCTTTTGTTCACCCCCGTCAGTATGTCCTGTTAGCTAAAGAAGGATTAAGCGAAGTAGAGATTGCAGCTGCCTTTCAGATATCTATTGGTACTATGAGAGACTGGGCTGAGAAGTTCTTTGAATTTAACGAAGCTTATGAAATAGGTCAAGCAATGCATGAGGCTTGGTGGCTACGAGAAGGAAAAGAAAACTTAGACAACCGTGGCTATAATACAGGGTTATTTAAATTCTTGACTGGAAACAAGCTAGGCTATAGTGATAAAATAGAGTCAAAGAACCTTATGGTACATGCAGGAGTCTTGGTAGTACCGGAGAAAGTTTCATTAGAAGAATGGGAAGCTGGAGTAGGGAAATGAGTCGGAGTGCCCCTGTAGGAGAAATTGGAGGAGAGAGTCCTGGTAGGGGATATAGGATTCAGAACCCTAAGAATGGGCGTTGGTATACAAGTAAAGATAAGATGCTATCAAGTATACGTTGTGCTAGGAAGAAGATGGGGAAGGGTTTTATAGGAAGAAAACGAAGGTGCTTTACTAATGGGCGTTGGTATGCTGGGAAGAAGCGCATGGAAGAGAGTCTTGCTTTTTCAGAGGTTCAGAAAGGTAGAGAATGGAATAGTGAAATGCTCCGGAAAATAGGGCGGAGTCCTGAGAGCCATATTAAGAAAGGGAAAAGTGCTAAACTATGGTGGAGAAATAACCCTCAGTACCGAATTGTCTTGAAAAATAGGAATAATTCTCCTGAACACCTTGCTGGTTTAGTAGGAATACAGGACTACAGAAAGATATTTATGACTACCGAGCAAAATATTCGTATATTTGTTAATCCTTTGTTTGAGAGAGATGGAGTAGAAGTTATTCAATACGTACCTGCTGAAAGAGAGAAAACACTCATAGAAACTACTGGAGTAGTTGTTAGATGATTAAAGCTAAATCAAAGCAGAGTGTTATCTGGGAACCTCATCCTGGGAGTCAGAAATACTTCTTATCTTGCCCTGCTGATGAAGTACTCCTGCATGGCAACCGAGGTGGGGGTAAAACCGATGCCTTATTGATGGATTATCTGCAAAGTGTTGGATTAGGGTACGGTAGTGATTGGAGAGGAATCATTTTTCGTCAGGAATACACTCAACTCATAGATGTAATCAATAAATGTAACAAATGGATTCCTCAGATCTTTCCTGGATCAAAATACAATGGAAGTGAACATAAATGGACGTTTCCTACTGGAGAAATGCTCTATTTACGAAATATGAAGCGTCCTGAGGATTATTGGGGCTACCATGGGTGGGAAATACCCTTTTTAGGGTGGGAAGAGCTTACAAATTGGGCTACAGATGAATGTTACCTCAGTATGATGAGTACAAACCGAAGTAGTAACCCAGATGTACCTAGAAAGATAAGAAGTACTTGTAATCCAAGTGGAGCTGGTCATGGATGGGTAAAAGGCCGATTTATTGACCCTATGCCTCCGAAAATAGTACTTTTGGACACAAAAACAAGAAAAACACTAGTAAATATCCCTTCACGGCTAGATGAAAACACCACTTTAATGGAAGCAGACCCAAATTACGTACATACCATTATGACTTCTGTTGGTGATGATCCTGTTAAATACAAGGCGTGGGTGCTTGGAGAATGGGATATTATTGCTGGTGGTGCCTTAACAGATGTATGGGAACCTGAGAAGCAAATATTTGCTCCTTTTGAGTTCCCTACGTCTTGGAGTATCTTTAGAAGCTTTGACTGGGGTTCTGCTAAACCATGGGCTGTTACATATGGAGTAGAAGCTAATGGGGAGCAGCCCGATTGTGAATATGAGATTCCGTACATACCAGCTGGAACAGTTTTTATTATAGATGAAATATATGGTTGGAGTGGGACTGTAAATGAAGGCGATAGGGCTACTTCACAGCAAATTTCTGAAAGAGTACTTGAAAAAGACGCTGCACTTACATTAGAGTATGGTTGCAGGGTATACTCTGGGCCTGCTGATACTTCTATTTATGATGTACGAGATGGAACAAGTATTGGGAGTAACCTTGCTAAGTTTGGTTGTCATTGGAAAAGAGCTTATAAAGGCAGTGGTAGTCGTGTTGCTGGTTTGGCTATTATACGTCAAATGCTTAGTGCATCTAAACGAGGAGACTTAGAAAAACCTGGGTTGTACTTTTTTGATAGGGCTAGACACCATATAAGAACATTCCCATTATTGCAATATGACGAGAAAAAGAGTGAGGATGTTAATACAGATCAAGAGGATCATTGTTATGATTCATGTCGATATCTTCTAGCACGAAAACTCACTAAAATGAAGAGAAGAAAAGTCAACTATTAATTTTATTGGAATGTAAACAGTAAAAGAGAGATTAAAATGGCTATAACAAGTAATGAAGCGTACATTGGAAAGCAAAGTATTGTGGAAAGTAGTGATCCATCTTTAAAACACCCAGATTATGAGGCCCTTGAACAAGATTGGGACAGAATTCGTGATTGTATTCAAAGTGAGTCTTTAATCAAATCTAAAGAAGAAAAATACCTTCCAAGGCCAGCAGGTATGACAGGTGAGTATGAAAGTGCTTATGATTCATATCTTGAGAGGGCACATTACCCCCAAATTTGTTCTTACGCACTTTCAGGGGCCTTGGGTGTCATAATTACTAAACTACCTGAATTTAACGTACCCAAGCAGCTTGAATACATCGTTAAGGACGCTACTAGGGACGGGCTGACTATACAACAGCTTTTCATGGAAATAATTATTGAAATTATGCAAACGGGTAAATGCCCTGTTGTTGTAGATGTCGTTCCAGAGACTCATAAGTTTAAATTTATCAAATACACTGCTGAATCGTTTACAAATTGGAAGGAAGATGTAATTGATTCAGAAAAAACCCT